ATTCAGGTCAATATGCGCCCCTGCTGGTTCAATGCCGCTGGAGTCTTCCAGTCCACAATCGGCTCCACTACTGCCACCTACACCGATGACACCGGCTGGAAGATGACCATGCTGGAGGTGGACATACCCCTCAAGAAGTTCCGCACGGTAGACCACGGCACCGCCGGAGCCTGGTTCGCCTGGCCCGCTACCAACATGTGGGTAGAAGGCCACTTCCTGCCCGACAACAGCTTCCAGGCGGGCAAGGGCGGTGACATCGGCCCTGAGATGTACTACCAGGACTGGTTCAGCACCGATGAGGATGCAGCGGGCGAATGCGTTCACCAGAATATGTACACGATGCTCGCCCAGCCCTCCTGCGACGTGACCGGCTACTCAGACTGGACAGGCACACCGGAGAACACCTTCGGCCGACGCTACTCCAACTGGGATCACGAGGCTGACGATGGCCCTAACAGCGGCAAGAACTATCCCGCTCTTGCAACTGACCAGCAGGCGTGTGCCCTCAAAGATGAGCCTGGAGCCCCTGGGGCTACTATTGAGGCTGTCCGCTTGCGCTGGATGCAGGGTTACGGCGCAGGGCCAGCCGTTAACCCGTCTGTCTCTTACGCCCGCACGGGCGCAGGGGCCTTCGTGCAAGAGATTACCCCCGCTCAGGAAGGCACTGTGGCTCCCTACGACTGGCATTGGTGGCGGGAGAGCCACTGGCAGCAGACACCGGAGGGGGCGGCTTGGACGGTGGCTGCTTTCAACAATCTCCAAGCCATGCTCAAGGGCGGCCACGCCGATGGTGTAGAGGAGATATACGCTGAGGCTATCGGTGTGAGCCTAAACCAGACTCCCGCCAACACTGTCAGTCCCGCTCCCACCTGTCCTGCTGCTGGTTTTTCTCAGTTATTAGAAGGCGCTTTGACATTCTCAGGTTTATTAATTAACAAACCTCTTAAATATCTTACAGGTATACTGACATCTGTAGGAACACTAATCAAAATGCCTATACGACCGTTGGCAGGTGTGTTGATATTCGGAGGTACACTGACTAGTTCACTTCGGAAACTGTTGACATTAACAGGCACATTGGGATTAGCAGGCATATTAATCAGGATACCTGTAAAAGCACTAACAGGCACACTGACATTTGTAGGTATACTAAGAAATTTACCTGTAAAACTTTTGTCTGGAATACTAGTGTTAGGCGGATTATTATTAAAGAAGCCACTGAAAGCTTTATTAGGCGCACTGTTATCTACAGGTATATTAGTCCATTTAGCTATTATTCCTTTGGCTGGCAGCTTAGTTCTTATAGGAGCATTAGTCAACTTTCCGAAGAAGTTTTTAGTTGGTGCTCTAACTTTTACAGGAGCACTGGTTAAGGTCTCTCCAAAACTTCTTGCTGGCACACTGACGTTTGTAGGTGATATATCACGCGGCTCTCTAAGAACTCTAATAGGCACTTTGATATTTACAGGGATAGTAGTACCGAAATGTTATAAGTTATTGTCTGGAGCATTGACATTCATAGGAACAACTCTTCCAGAGAAACTTGTAGGGCTTATCTATAAATCACTTACTGGCACACTCTCGTTCACCGGCACTTTAAGCTCTATCTTCCTACAATATATAGCCGTTGTCATTACCCTATTGAGCGGACGCTTGACAAATGCCTTGAAAACGGCTAGTCTTACTCTGGTAACTCTATCAGGAAAGGCAAACATAACAAGTATGGCAGCGACGTTTTTAATACGGTTACTTTCAGGTAAAGCCTCAGTCGCAAAGAGAGATACTGCCATAACAATTACCCTTATATCTGGCAAGGCTGATATTTTAAGAGAATCTAGCAGTGATGAATAATAATGGAAGGCTAGCTAGAGATGATTAAGTTCTTTGCAGGAGACGCACTTCCGGTTTTTCAGTTCACTGTAAAAGACGAAGATGACGTAATCGTAGATCTTACTAATTGTACTCTGGCTAATTGCTATATCCGTAAAGAGGGTGCTACAACTAATCTCTGGACAGATGTTGCTGATATACTTGCAGCTATCCAAACACCTGCAACCGCAGGACGCATAAACTATACTCTGCCCACAGGCGGAATTATTGCTCCAGGTTCCTATACAGCACAGTTAGCACTTACATTTGGTGCTCCTTCTCCTGTAGGCATTCAGTCAACAGAGCGATTTAGATTCCAGGTAGAAGCGAGGCTAAAACCTTGAATACTGACGAAGTAATTTCTCTAGCAGGTTTCTCTGCTGCTGTGGTAATGGTTGTTCAGTTTCTTAGAAATATGCTAGGCCCAAAAATACTAAACGGCAGACGCACACAGGGCGTAGCAATGCTAATATCTCTAGGTGCTGGCTATCTTGCAGCTCAGTCATCTCGTGAATTTAATGCCGATACAGATGATATTATCGGCACTATAGTCTTAGTCTTCTTGCTAGGCCAAAGTATCTATAATCTTGCTCTTCGTAATACGGCTCTTGAATCTGCAATAGATGGGCAGCTCTCTAAAATTACTAAGACTGGAGATGGTTCCGATGCCAGCAACGGAAAGGGCTAGAAGATTCATGTGTTCTGTCTGTGGAGGCAGAGCGAAGGGCAAAAAATTACCGCCCAAGGCAGTAGCGTGTGAACAATGTCGTGCAGGTATTAAGAAAGAACTTAGAGACGAATTAGAACACGAACCTCCTACTAAACGCTTCTTGGTAAAATACGCTACAGCTCTCGCATCTCATCTTCCAGCTATAGTAGTTCAAGATGCTATGAGAAAGGCAAGGGGACACGCTGGCGGAACAGGCAAAGTTAAAGTAATCAAAGCGGCTCTCAGTGCTGCAGAACGCAAAAAGCTGCCTAAGAGCGCATTTGCTATTCCTGAAAAGGCTCCAGGCCCTGGAAGCTATCCTATACATGACGAAGCTCATGCTCGCGCTGCTCTACAGCGTGTATCTCAGTTTGGAACGCCTGAAGAAAAGGCGCGTGTCCGTGCAGCAGTCAAACGTAAATATCCTGATATAGAAATAAGTAAGTCTTTTGAGCCGGACTCTGATGATGTTCATGTAAATGGCTTGCTTAGAACACAGGGTCTGCATAGACTTGATAGTGATATTATTGATGAAGATGAGATGCTCTGCAAGTTTGAATCAGAAGAAGAGGATGAGAGTTAGGACTAATGAATGGACGAAGAGCTTGTCACTGTTCAGAAATGCACTCAGCTGCATAATGATTTGGAGAAACGTATCGCTTCCATTGAGGACGACATCAAACTGGCGAAGATCGCCTTGCAAGTCATTCGTTGGTCGCTGGGCGTAGCTATCGCTACAGCCATCATCATCGCGGTAGAGAGATTGCTACAATAATGAGTGTCACGGACATCGTCATCATTATCGGCGCAGTCCCGCTGGCCGCACTAACAGTGCTCTCTTATTACATGGCCCGCGAGAACGGTTTCAGAGAACATGGCCGCGAAGCGTTAATAATCTGGGCGACGTTAGGAGTCATGATTTTAGTAACGAGGCTGCTTGATCTAGTGGGCATCATAACTGTCTTGTGGGCACGGCATATCCTGAGCATATCTTATCTAGCGGCGTTCATTATTCTTTGTCAAGTGCAGTTCATCATCAATGGGGCAAAAGAGTATGCAAAAAAGCATGGCAGTAATTACTAAGGGTGACTTCGAAAATAAGCATATGCCGGACAGAAATGCGGCCTATACCGCTATATGGTCTGCGGTTAAAACTGGTAAACTCAAGCGTGGCAAATGCCGAGTCTGTGGAGCAACTAAAACTCAGGCTCATCATCCTACTAAGACATATGGTGGTACTAAAGGCATAGTATGGCTCTGCGATAAACATCACCGAGCCGCGCATAAGACAGTTTCTAAATCTGAGTCAGTAGAAGTCCTGAAAACAGATGACTCATTACGCCTTGTTTGGCTTATAGTAACTAAGCCTAACGAGCTAGATACAGATCTGCAGTGGTTTCCTACTGATGAAGTAGAGCTGATGTCTTACAGATATATGGTTAGTTACAAGCTTGGCGAAGCAGGTATTTTTGAGGAACATAAAACAGAATTATCAGATATTTTCATCGCAAGTAGCTTTCTAGCGCCTGTAGACTATACGATTAATGATAAAATCATCAAACAGGGTACTTGGATCGTAGTTCTCTTTATTCCTAACGACACTATCTGGAAAAAGATTCAAGACCGAGAGCTAGTAGGTGCCAGTATAAGAGGCCCTGCTACTCTGGCTCCTGGGGTAATGCCATAGGTACACGGCTTGTCCATACAGTATAAATCTTCTGTGCTCTTGCAGGTGTAATGCCAAACCTTAAACCTAATTGTCCAAATGTGAATCCCCGACGCCTTAGTTCGACTATAAGTTTGTTTCTCAGAGCATATTCTGAGCCAACATGATGGTTTTCATGAAACATTTTACACTCTTCGCAATCCATATTCAAAGCATACTCGCTTTCCAGTCTAATGTCAATAGGGCATTACGGTAAAGGGCATACTTTTTCTTGACAACTTAGACTGAATACGTGATAGTTGAATCAAATGTCGAACCCGTTACATGATGCGCTCAGACGTATTAATAATCGGTTTCCAGGTCGTCTTTCAAACTCGCATCCGTTTGATGTGACACTTACAAAGCGACCTGCTAACAGGGAGGAAGTTTTAATGTCGAAGGCTGAAGAGGTTTTTGACTTCACAGAAGTCTCAGATGAGGTTAAGAGCGCAATTGCTCTATCGCATGAGGCTGTTAAGTCTCACCTTGATTCGCTACCAGAAGTGGTAGTGAATTTTTATAAGTCGGCTGCAGAGCAACTCGAACTGACAACTGAGGGTGAAGCTGCTAAAGCCGAAGATGATGACGAAGAAGAAGAAGATGAGAATGGCAAGAAGAAGAAGAAGAAGGATAATGAGGATGATGTAGACATGACCAAGAGTATTGAGCTAATCAAGTCAGCTCTTCCAGGTGTTATCGAGACAGCTAATAAGTCTGCTGTCGCTGCTGCTATCATGCCTCTCAAGACTGAAATTGAAAAGTCAGCTACACGTATTGAGGAGCTAGAAAACAAGCTTGCTCAGGATGAACTACGGGAGACCGCCGTTACTCTTATGCCTAACGGCGACAAGCCAAGTGATGAGCTGGTTTCTCAGCTAACTATTATCCGTAAGTCTATGGATGATAAGCAGTGGGGAAGCTATCTAGAAGGCCAAAGAGCACGAGTAGCTCAGATTGAGAAGTCTGCACTCTTTGAGCGGGTTTCTAATCCTCAAGCTACAGCTCCTGGCTCAGCATATGAACAGCTTGAAACTATCGCAAAGAGCATCATTGAGAAGTCAGAGACTAAGGACACATCTAAGGCTTTTGAAATCGCGTGTGAACAGAATCCTAAGCTGTACGCTCAATACCGAACAGAACAAGCAAAGCAAGCAGTAACTAGCTAAGGAGATTAAAATATGGCTACCGGAGATTCAGGTCAGCTAACTATCACACTGCCGTGTTCAGCGGCGATGGCTGCTACCGAAGCGACTACTCCGCTTTCTACACAGTTTTGTGCTGTCGGAATTGATTCAGCAGGTAGAGCGATTCTTATTCAGGGCAACACGTCTCCTGCTGGAGTTATTATTGGCATTCTACAGAATCACCCAAATGCTATTGACAAGCCAGCAGTTATCCAGGTCAGTGGTAAGTCTAAGTTTAAGGCTGGTGGTGCTCTAGCAACAATAGGAACAAAGCTGTCCAGCACTGCAGCGGGTAGGGCTATCGCATACGCGACTACAGACTGTATAGTCGGTATCCAGCTTTCTGTAGCAGGCGCAGATGGCGACGTTATTGATGTTCTGATTAATCCAATGATCTTCATCGACTAAGATATGTAGTAAGCGAGGTATTAAGACATGGCAGGATTTCAGCCAGACGTAGGCGATGTTCACGTCGATGCGATGCTAACCAATATCTCTATTGGTTACTTCAACAAGCGTTATATCGCTACTCAGTGTTTTCCCATTGTTCCAACAACAAAACAGTCAGATATTGTTCCACGTTATGATAAGGACAAGTGGTTCCGTGAGCAGATGAAGCTTCGTGGCCCAGGTGCTCCTACAGCCACTAGCGGTTTCACTGTTGATAATACGATGACATTCTTCAACCTGAACTTCGGTCTCGGCAAGGAGATTCCTGACGAGATTCGCGCAAACACAGATCTTCCTTACAACGTAGATCGTGATGCGACCCGATGGCTAACTGAAATGGTTCAGCTTCATTGGGAAAAAAAGTTTGTTGCAGACTTCTTCGCTACAGGCAAGTGGGGCACTGACTACGCGGAAGCCGTCCAGTGGTCTGACTATGCTAGTTCTGACCCTATTCAAGACCTTCGCACTATGAGAAGCAACGTTCTTGGAAAATCTGGCCAGCCCGCGAACAGGCTTATCACCAGCAACCTGGTCATTGATAAGCTTCTAGATCATCCTCTACTCGTAGAGCGTGTCAAGTATACAGGCGGCAGTGTTTCAGAAGCGATGATTGCTCAGCTTGTTCGTCTTGAACAGGTTCTAGTTGGAGACGCGATTGAAGCAACTGCCGTAGAGGGCAATGCTACTCAGACTTATGCCGCAGTTTGGGGCAAGCATGCCCTAGTCCTCTACACACCTCCGGCTCCTGGTCTCTTTACACCTACTGGTGGCTATACATTTGTGTGGCAGCCCCTGGTTGGCGGTGGAGCGGCTCCCTGGTTCATGCGGAGAATCCGCGATGACCGTAATCGCAAGGATATTATCGAAGTCCAGACTTACTATGACCAGAAGCAGATTGATGCTGACATGGGCGAGATCGCCGTTAGTGTAGTTGCGTAGGAGTCAAGGCATGGCTAAGGGATACGCTGTCTTTCATGAGATGGACTATGGCCGTCGTCATCTAGAGCGCGGAGAATTCATAGAGAACTTCGAGTCTGGAATCAATAAGAATGACAATTCTTTGTTAACCATTGGTTACATTAAAGAACATGATGGCAGCAATCTTCACTCATGCCTCCGATGCGGCAAGAAGTTTGTCAGTTCACTTGATGAGGGCCTGTTCTTGCGTAAGCATGAAGAACTGTGCCCGATGCAAGAAATAACAATTGATGAAGGTATAATGAGTGATGATGGCATAATGCCTGATACGCCAGAACCGTCTATCTCAGAACGTGTGATGGCTGCTCAGTCTGAGTAACGAGGAGATAAATATGGCTAGTCCTGCGGGTAGAACGCAAGGTATACACGCTGCAGATGGCGGCTTCCAGGCTAAGGATGGCGCAATCGCTCAGTGGTATGAACGTACATTTGTTCAGACATCTGGTGCTGGAACTTATACTGCTACTGTTCCGGTTCCTGCTGGTGCGACTATTCTAGATATCAGAGTCAAGGGTATAGCTGTTTGGAATGGAACTTCAGCATCACTAGAAGTTGGTGATGATGATGATCCTGACGGCTTCTTTACAGCCGTTGACCTAGCAGCTACTGATTTGCTCCTAAACGAGGAACTCAGCTTTGACGGTAACATGGGGACTGCAGAAGTGGGGCTGTACTTAGTCGCTGCTTCGGGTTTACGGAATACCTATCGGGCTACAGCGAAGACTATCACTATTTCCGTTGTTCAAGTTGGAACAGGTACTCTAGGCCGAACACGAGTACTAGTCTGTATTCTGAATCCTTCTAACGTAACAAAGGCAGCAGTCAAGGTCTAAACAATTAATAGCGGCAGGCTGCCGCAGCCAAATATGCTAGCGGCTCTAAGGGCCGCTAGTTTGGCAAAAGGGGTTTAACATGACATGGATTGCTACCGGCGGTGGCTGGTATGAAGATGAAGAGACTGGTGTAAGAGTTAGAGGCAAAGCCAATATTCCTGATGATACTATAGGAACTGATTTAGCCTTTAGCGAACCAGAAGAAGAGTTTGATCCTGTACCAGCTATGTGCGATATTTGTGCTAGAAAAACCATGCATACTGTAACAGTCAAGGCTTATACCTGTAAGTGTTGTGATTCTCAGATGTTGAGATAAATAAATATGCCTCTTTCTAAGAAATCAGACAAATCAGGAGAACTGACACCAGAGATGCATCATTGCTCTCAGTGCAATAGGCCACATTCGCATAAGGTCTTCGAGCACCCTGATGGCGTTACTATGCAGTGTCCATGTGGCTATGAATTCGTAGATGTTCGCATAACAGAAGCGTCTACTATTGACTTAGGCGCAGATATGAATGGTGAATAATGGCGGCTGATCTTAGACACGGCAGCACGATTACTGTTTATGCATCTACTGCTCGTACTGCTACGCCACCACCAGTAGAGTTTAATATTATAGACCCTGCTGTACGCGGTATCATTATCACTGTCAACAAGACAGCTCATGCGACTACGCCTAGCGTAGTGCCTACCCTGAAAATTCTGGTTGCGGGTTCATGGATTACTCTGAAACTATTTACAGCTATAACAACTGGTGCTAATGGACTCTATGTACACTTTGTCTATCCAGGTATAACTGATTTAGGCATTGCAGATATAGTTAGAGATGAAGTGCTCGCGTATCCGATAGCTACCAAGTTTGAGTTCTCTATGGTTCACGCTACAGGTGCCCCTGATAGTCTTACCTATTCTGTAGAGCTACAGTGCTTGAGATAAACAGTGGCTAGCTTTGAGAAAGACGCAGGCGATATTCTAAAAGCGGTTCAAATGCTTGAACGGCATTTAGTCAAATCTGGCGTTTTTGATTCGACTAGTCAGCCGTCTATCGAGCAGCTTGAAGAAGCCTTATCAGAAACAGAAGCTGAGATGTTCGCATGGCTTGGAGGAGCCGGTTTCTCTATAGTCATTACAGATTATCCAACACTTGCGAAGGAATATCTTACATGGTTCGCAGCACTCGGAACAGCGTACAGATTAGAGCTATCGCTTCCTGGCGTTCAATATAATGCTAGAGGCAATTCGCGTTGGCAGGTTCTCAAAGGCGAATATAACACTCTCAGAAAGATTGTAGAAGATAATACTCTTGATAGACTAGGTGTTGTTCGTACCCGTGAAGCACTCTCGGTTATCACAGGCACAAGCCATGACGATAAGAAGGCTATTACAACAGATACTGATGCAGTTCAACCAGTATTCTGCAGAGATATATTTGATAACCCTGCTCGATTAAGAAGCTCTAAGATATATTCTGAATCGTGATGGCAGCTTTCGAGGAAGTGTTTAATGCGGCATTTGATCTCTTGGATGCGAATGCGGCTTTCCAGCATCTTGTATCTAAACACGATTTCTCAAAGATTGCTGATACTGGTTCAACCGCTGTCGTATTACGGGTCGGCGGGTTTACTTCACAAGATGAGTCTTTCGGGGGGACTTACAGCGTCGTATGGACAATTTTTGCCGACATATATGAACGATATGGTGCTCATGTCGAAGAAGATATAGAGAATCTAATCAAGAGCAGAGATATACTAATGGACTTACTTCAACAGAAAACATACTTAGGTAAGGGTGCTAGTAACGCTATTGGCATTGAATTTGTTAATGTCATCGGTGGAGATACTCTAGGTGTTGTCTTCGATGACGAAGGTGTAGCAACACACTTTACTCTTAGTGTACAGTTTACAGTAGCACAGCAGCGAAGTGTAACTTTAGAGGCTTAAAATGATTCGTGTTACTGTAAGTCTTATAGGTTTTGAAGAAGCGCAAAGGCGTCTTGCTAACATATCATCTAGTCCACCTAGAATAGTTAGAGGCGCTAAATTCTTCGCTACAAAGCGTTTTCAAGAGGGCCTGAGATATTTTACCGAAGAAGCTCCTAAAGGCCCTACAGGTGATTTGAGTAAGTCAGTAGTCCTTGAATTAGAAGATAGCGGCAATACTCTTAAAGGAGCATATACATCGAAGGCGCTCTATGCGGGATGGGTAAGCAGAGGAACTGGTGTATTTGGCCCTTTTAATACACCTATTGTACCGACACACGCGAAGCATCTTCTGTATTTTTGGCATAAGCAAGGTCTATGGATGCTGTCAGCCCATGTTAAAGGACAGCCCGCCAATCCGTTTATGATACGAGCACGTAAGAGAGTCAAAGATATGGTATTTAGCATTCTACCTAGAGATGTCAGAGAAGACATTCGCATAATCGTTGGAGGCAAGTAAATGCCAGCTTCTACACGTATAATCGGTAAAAACGCCAGACTCTATCTTGGCCGCTCTGCTTTCTATCTTGCTATGTTCGAGATGGAAAACACAGCCGAGTTTAACTTCGACGATGATACACCTTATGGCCAGGATTGGCGACAGACTACACTTATAGATGGTCAAATCGGTATGTCAGTTAATGCCTACATGGACACCGCACAGATAGGTGGTAATCCTGCAGTAGATGAAGTAACTGATATTCCGTATCTTGAAGCCTATGACTCAGACATGGACGGAATCTGGAATGACCAAGAAGCTGTTCCTACACCGACAACTATCCCTATAACCTTTGTTCCAGGTAATACAGCAGCTAGAGGCGATCCTTGTAAATTCTTTAACAGTTCTCTTGGCTCATTAGCCATATCAGCCAATAGAAATGAAGTAAACAAGCTTCGTGGCAGATTCATGGGCCGGAGCCGTTATCATTCTGGCATACTTATAGCTCAACAAGAATCAGCCTTTACAGGTACAACTTATATTCCTGCTGATCCTAATGGCACAGACTTGGCAGCAGCTGGAGTTAGTGGTGTTGCGGCAGCACTGCACGTCTACAATAAGTCAGGTGCTGCAAACTTAACTGTCTCAATAGAAGAGTCATCTACAGGTGTAGGCGCATGGACTACAGCATTAACCTTTGCAGTGCTTACAACTAGAGGTACAGAATACAAAGAGGATACAGCTGTTGCAGTAGGGAAACGCTATCACAGAGTTAAGGTAATACTTGCATCAGGAACAGAAACTGTCGGTTTAGTAGTATCTTCGCAGAACATTTAGGAAAGGAGTCATAAAAAATGGCTAGTGCAAGAGTAGTAGGAAAAAATGCAACGTTCTGGCTTTCGCAGAG